CCACCCAATTTTCTATTTCAGGTGATGGATATGGGATTTGTTGTATTAGTTCTTCTTTAAATTTTTCTCGGTAGGCATCGTTATCAAATAATCCTAACGCATAATTATCAATATTTTGACTAATTATGTTGACCGTAGTATTAAGACTATTAATTATTTTTTGATTTTCTATCACTAATCTATCAAAATCATCTTTAAAATTTTCTATTAAATCTATATCGTCAGCAGTTTTATTTTGATTGACAATCGAATTTAATATTTGAATTTTACCTTGTATATCAGGAGTCAGACTGAGAGAATCCATCTTATTAACTAAGGTATTCCTTAATTTAACTAAATCGTATAATTTACCCATTATTCAAACGTAAACAGATTATCAAATGTTGTAGCGATCTGTGTATTTTCTGCGATTTGCCATTTCAATACACCTAATAAGTTTTCTACCTTTTGATCTACGATACCAGTTTCCATGCTGGCATCATCAAATGGTAATTCCTTAAACCATGCTGGTATGTGTGTTTCATCTGTGGGATATCCAACACTAGTATAACCAAGTGGATTTTCTTTTAACTTACACACCACAGTTTTCATACCATCAACGATAGTCATGCTGTATTGATCACCCATCATGCGCTTTAAGTTGTTCCAATTCATTGCTGCACGCACATGTCCTGGCATGTTGGCTTTGCCTAGACGCTCTTCTTCTTTGGTATACTTGGTTAAGTTGTTTACACGCTTAGGTGTCCCCTTTTCCCAAGCCGGACGCTCTGTGAACAATAATTTAAAGTCACGCACCTTGGCAATAATAGCATCACGCTCTGCGCCAGTTAATACAGATAATAAGATGTCACTTAAAAAGTCTTGGATTACTTTTGGAGTATCTGATCTCTTCAAGTCTAGGCCCATGGCTTTTACCTTGCCAGGAGTGCCATGTGTGTCTAAACGATGGCCTTCCATGTCATATATCAGGATAGCATAGCGTTTCTTTTTAATAAACAGGCCTTTGAGCGATACACTTTCTCGTCCACCTTTGATCAGTTCACCTTGACGTCGTGGAGTATGGAAAGCCCGTTCACAGAATGCCGGAAAACTCTCATTGACCTGATCAGCGATGCTGTCATACAAGCCCACTGCTATGTCTTTGCTCCATTCCATCTTGCCTTCTTCTACGTCTTTCTTGACCATTGGGTAAGCACTAAAGTAACACGAGTCTGTATCACCATAGATAATTGCCTCACCAGTATGATCATACACACCAGTGATACACTCATTGATGTACGCATCCATGTGACGGGCGATAGTCCTACCAGTTAGCGTTGTGCTCTGTCCAATACGCTTGTCAAAGAAACGACAACCAGGATTAAGAATAGCACCATACAAACTGTTCAAGTTAATCTTCTTAACTAACTGACGTTTGTCCCAGAATGCTGTGTCTTCATCTGTAGTTGCTTCTTTCTTCTTAACCTGCATGTCTTGACGTTCAGCATACCAACGTTCTAGCAAGCCTGGGATAACACCCTTGCGCTCATTATTGAAAATAGTACCATTAGCTGATAAGATCCACGGCTTGTTACTGTCAAAGATTAATCTCCAACAATCTGCGGCACTTAGGACATCACTGGAACCATTGGCCCAATCAATGGTAATCTCTGTACCAACTTCACCATTCATAACAGCAGTATATTCTAACGATCCAAATAAGTTTTCCCATGCATCGGCAAAACTACTGCCTGATGTTTGTTTTTCATTGATATAGTGTTCAGTCATGGTCTGACGTAGTTGTCCTACGATAGTTTCTGGCCCCATGTTTAGGGCACGAATAGCTGACGGATACAGTGAGTTGATGTCAATAGCACCAATGTAGTCATGCATGCCTGCTTTAGGAGTCGCTACATACGCACCTGCCGCCTGTGTGTCAAACTGTTCATCACGATTACGATTTGGAACAACCATACCAAGTTGATGTGCTTCATTGATGATAGCCTGCTCAGTAACCGCCACTGCACCCATGGTAGTCTGTAACAATACAGTATTGTCGTGTGCTAGTTCATTGGCTAGATCTAAGAAGCGTAGTTTTGTATCTAGTTTGTGTAATAATGCTGTGTCTTGACGATTGTATTCTATAAACTTAGCAAAGTCTTTGTTGTACAGTTGATCTAAGGTGCCTTCGTACTGTGTTTTACTTTCACCTAGTTCATATTCTGATATGGCATCTAGACTATAACTATGGCGTTCTTCATAGGTATATTTGCGATACAGTTGCATATAGTCCATGTGTACACGACCAATAAGATCAAAGGTCATATTAGCCGCACCAAAGCGTTCAAACTCACGTTGCTTGGGGAATTGCCCCCACAAACAGAATCTGCGTGTGTCATCTTTGCTTAGTACACGATTGGTACGCTGTACCATATATGGAATATCAAAACCTTCTGAGTTCCAACCTGATAAGATATCAGCATCATCGATCAAGTCCAAGAATGTTTTAAGCAGGTCTTCTTCACGTTCCATCAAGAAACAGTTGTCATAGTTCTTGGCTATCTCTTCAGCAGTTTCCCAGCTCATTGACTTAGGTGGAATAACCATGGTAACTAGTTTGTCTAACCAATCTAGATATACCGATACTGCGGTAATTGGATTGAACGGATCTTCTGGACGACTGAATCCACGTACAGGATCAAAGTCAACTTCAATGTCAAAGAATGCTGTTTGTAGTTTTGGTGACTTCTGTCCAAGATAGTTATCTTCCAAACAACGGAACACGGGATTGATGTCACTTTCCCAGATACGCTTACCACTATTGATTTTAACTTCTTTGTGGAATTCTTTGCCTATGCGTGTACTGAAACGTGACACCGGAGTGTCATAGATAGTGCGAAACTTACCACGGGGGTCATCGTAATAAAAAGTATAATTAGCAGGATACTCTTTGTATTCTCTTTGCCCATTGACTCTCTCCACGATGTATATGCGATCTTTTGTTCTATCGAACAATGCGTCTACGTAACTCATTTATTTCCTTTTTGTGCGACTTCTAGCTCACACACACTCTTCATGCCCAAGGTGGGCGTTTTATTAATTATAACACTAATACTCTGTAAAATCCTATACCATCAATGATAAAAAGCGTCATAGTAGTCATCAATAGTCCAAAACTGCCACGACTGATACTTGTAAACATGCTAATAGTTAATGCTACAAATATGATTGGGTAAACAACCAACCAATCAGTATAAGGCACTGTAAGGCTAACCGACAGTGCTATTACAATATTTAATAACCAATTACATATTTCTAAACATAATCTAACGGGATGACTATGCCAATCCCTTTTGACAAAATTCCATGTCGCGTGCCAATCGATCAAACCGTGCGACCAACTGTTTCAAGAATGTCTTGAACTGTTTCGTGATCAGCATTAGTTTCAGTTAGTTTTGATTTTTGAGCGATCTTAATCGCTTTTTTAAGCAAACTAGGTTTGATTTCTAATTCTTCTGCTACTGCTTTTACGGTATCGTTTAAGCCTGCGCTCAAATCTTCTACTTCTTGTAATACTGCAATACCTTCGTTAATTAGCTGTGTTAGTTTGGCTTTTTGTTCGCCTGAAAACATTTTTGATGCCATGATGTGGCTCTCCTTGGTTGAAAAATATATTATACTACATTTATATATGCGTGTCTACGATTTGCTCAATTTATTCTACATTTACGTAGGATTTTGGTAACTGTTTGGAATTCTAATGCTAGATCATCGTATAGATCTTCTGGTGGGCGTTCAGCATAGGCACGTGATACATAGGCCATTTGCCCTATGTCACTATAATATATTTCAGTGGGCCAACGTGGACGACCCCATTCCATGCTGTTGATTAACAAGCATTCATCGCCTACATTTTTCAGCATTTCTTTTTTGGCTTTGACTGGGAGATTAACACTGGTTAGTAGTTTAACGCCTACTGGAACAGTATTAATCAAGGGTTTATCTAGATAATGTGCGAATAAATGGACTATGTATGCTTCTACTTCGTGTGCCAAATTAATTGTAAGTTCGCACTCTGCTCTGCGAACGATATCATACGACTCTCTTACGTAGATATCCCAATTGGTCATCTATATTACCATTTACGGCATGACCAATAACGAGCTTTGGTCTTTGGTCCTGGATTATCACAGTTGTGACGGGCACGGAATGATTTCCTGCGAGCTGGAATATATTTTTTGATACGCATGTTAGGATCACCAAAGTTTACTTTTTTGATGTTGCCAGTCTTAGGATCCTTAACATAAACTTTAAACTTCTTAACATCTCCACGCATAGGACTATTAAGAGGTACTGTACGGCCATGATACTTTGCTTCTTCCAATGTTTCTTCGATATCACCATAGGCTTCGTAAAATTCATCCCCCTCGTAGGTTTCTTCTAATATTTTTGATTCTAGTAGGATTTCATTGATTTTCATTTGGTAACTGGTCCTCCTTCAACCCAAGCGTCACAGGTGCGTTTACTCGCACATTTAAATTTAAGGAACTTGCAGTAGCCTAGATCACCAGCATCAATGGTGTCCATGGGATTTGAACCCGGTTCACTACCTATACCTTTGGCTATACAATCTAGCATGTCTTCTGATATGTCAAATGCTGCGCAGTTGCCACAGCGGTTTTGTTTGACTGAGTCTATGTCCGTGGTGTTCCACTTGTCTGCTAGTTCTTGCCAATATTCATCATTGGGTTCATTTGGATTTAAGGGACCATAGTGATATTCATCTATGGCTTTTTGACGATTCTTTAGATTAAGTGTGATATCCTGTGTAGCTGGTGGACACCCTTGCTCTAGTGCTTCTATGATCGTGATTAAATCTCTCATTTTTTCTTCCCTCTACGCATATTTATCTGCCAGCGTGCTAGCTGTCCTTTGCGTCCTGATGCTTTGGCGGCTTTTTCTAACTCAGCCATAGTAGCACCTTTGGGTATACCGTGACGTTGACTATCACCAGGTCGTCCTGGCCCCTTGCCATCAGCAAAGTTTTCTTCTATGCTTTCTTCAGCACTTTTGTTGCCCCAATTGGCTGCACCCTTTTTACGACACTGTACTAATGCGCCTGATGCATAAGCACTAGGCCATACCTTGTAGCGACTCTTTACCTTATGATAGCAAGCATCTTGTTTTTCGTTAAGCTGGCTTTCGTGTACTATCTTGTCGCCACAACTTGGACACTGATCAAACGGTATGCCCTCTGATATATTTTCATTCTTAACACAGTTAGGCACCGTCTTCCCAAACATCTTTTTATTGCCTTCCTTGTGGTAGCCTTTCCAGCAGTTTTCATCAAATTGCTGTTCATTGATGGCATTAGTTGCATGTGGCAGTTGATCGGCCTGTAATTGTTTAGCTAGATCATTTGCCCTTAGTGCGAATTCAAAGTCTAGACGCGATAGTCCATCTATGTCACCGGTCCTTACTTTGATGCTGACCCTGGCATTGTCTATGGTGATTACTGCATTATGATCCATGCTTTGTTCGACATCGTCTAGTTGATTTACATAAGATAAAGCAGTGTCATCATCTTGGAAATCATAAGCGGTGGCTAATAGATCATGATCCAGCATGCTCCAGGTGGGTATAAATTTATGATGTAGTTTATCTAGTTCTTGATCAGTTGGGGCAGTCAGATCTTTAGGATCTCTGCGTGTGGCTTCTTCACGGACTTTAGTGGCTACATTTTTAGCAGGGCCACGGCGATCGGGATCGGGATCTTCTCTGCGTTTTTTCTGTGCTGCCGCGGCACGACCTTTCTTGCCTAAGGCGTGTGCTTTGGCCTGTGGCAAGCATTTAGGTTTACCTTCGCCGGGCTCTCTAGCACAAGGTCCTTTGATGTTACCTTTGGTGTCCATGCGTACCCATTTGTCTTTCTTAAACCAATCGCGTAGATTTTCTGCTAGTTGTACTGGTGATAATGTGCAGACTTCTTTCTTGATATCGATCTTTGCTGTAGGAAATTTTTGTGCGACCATTTTCGCTTGATTTTCTGCTTCTCTATGTGTAGGATATGTAGAGACTGGTCTGTCATTTAGATAAATGATATATTTTTCTTGGTTTTCGTCTAGTTGTTCTGAAGTGTGTTTTTTACGACCAGCACAGTGTGCCTTTTGGCTGAACCCTTTGGGGTTACTACAGTTGATACTCTTTTTGTATTTTTTGCTCCATTTCTCAAGCATGATGGGTTTAAGTTCCATATACTGAGGAAATTGCTGGTTAAACTCACGCATGATCACGCCAGCTTCTGCGTTGGCTTGATCTTCTTCGGGACTACCTGTAGCTCCACTGCCTGAGTCTAATTCATCACGTTGCCCTTGAGCATAGTGCACCATTTCGTGTGCTAAAGTACGTAAGATATCATTTGGGTGGCGATTTTTAATGCCTAGATGTATCGTGCGATCGTCATTGCTAAACTTACCAAATGATGGCATGTGTTCTGTTTCAATCTCACCCAGCAGTTTGATCTTAGGTAATTTTTTAAGTTCTAGATGCTTGACGGCCATTGGTAAGAAATCACGCAAGGCATCAATTAAGGTTGGCTCCGGTGGACCTTGTAATTCTTCGAATAAGTCTAATATTAACATATTATGTATTTATATACCCACTACGTTTATCTTTAGCCAATCTTCTGGGATAGTATCGAAATCTCTTGGGAAGAATGTGCGAGCCTTGCTGATCGCTTGTTCTTT